CTGTTCGGTTTATGATCGGCATCACATGGTTTGGGCTTGACACGTGTTTTCTGTATTCGTACATTTGTGTCATCGCCGGTGAGGGATGGCCCCTCGGGCGGGAGGAGGAATGATGGATATTCAACAGGTGGCCGTTAAGGCGATGATGAATGTTTTTTCAGCATTGATCATTGAAGACTATTGTCCTAAACTCGAGTTTGAGGACGGGTCCCTTACTTTGTGGACTGAGGATGCTTCGTGCGAAGCGGTCTTAGTGGTTGATAGGTCTCAGTCTTTGTTTGGGGAGCGGGTGTTTTCGCTTGAGGTTGTTCCGGGTGAGGGTGAGTCTTATTTGGCTGAGATGGTGGCCGATGAGATTGTGTCACTTATTAAGGGGAAGTCAGATGAGTAACAGAGATTATCTGTGTTATCTCATTTATATGTTCGCTGATTACATGTTCAGTGATGTAACGCTCGTAAATGGTAGGGTTGACATTTATAATGAAAGCAATGAGGTAGTGCTTTCGATTTACGTCAATGCCGCTACCCCAGATTCAACCAAGTTCATTAAGGGTAACGCAAAGGGGAGTGTTGAAGCGGTTACTGTAATGAATGTGTTCATTGATTTTCTACGCATGATTCACGATAGGCACGAACACCCATTCGACGTCATCAGTAGGCTAGTGTCCGTGAGCAAATGATGTTCAGATCGCGTAATGAGGAATTTATTATCCTAGACGACGGTGAGGAGTTGTTTAGAACATGGTCGTTCGTTGCAGCAGCGAGGTTTCTGGAGCTGGTGAATTGCGATCACAGGTTGGAGAGGTTGGGGAGGTCGATAGATCGGGTTTACAGTCAGTTCCGGTCACCGTTGGAAAAATTGGAGGTGATTATAGATATCCGGGAACTGTGATTACCGTATACATCGGAAACAAAATGGTGTATGCCGGTGATTCAGTTGACAACGCTGTAGATAGAATCTGTTCACTAGGAGGGATTGATTATGAACTGTGGACTGTCTGAGAAGGACATTAGGGGGCATGAGGGGCCACTCTGGTCAGGTAGCCTTGTGATTGAGAAAGTTGAGGGCCGCTGGGTTCCTGGCGGGTGTCCTGCTAGGGTGACCGATAGGCGGGTGTTTGCGTCGCAGTATGGTATGTCTGCTAGGAAGTTGGTTGAGACGTTCGGCCACATTGAGGATCATCCGAGGAAGAGATCATGGGTACTATCTTTGACGCGTTAATCCCAAACATCTCTTATTGGCTGGCGGTTGATGAGCAACTCGATCCGCATAGGTTTCGGGTTATCAGGTACACATCCATTTCCGACATATTTTATACTTGTGAGTATGGAACTGTTTCGCGTCGCCGAGATAATCACACCATATTGGTAAACGTTAAGCCTAAAGGTAGACAAACTATTACTGTTATCTACCCGGAAGCCGACCAGCCATCCGAGCAGGAAATGCTTTCCCTGCTAGTTTTCTGGACCGCCAAACCACTGTTCCTAGCGGTACCAGCACAAACAGAAACCGAGGAACAGACCAAACAAGAGACACTCTTCTAGGAGGAAGACCAAATGAGCACCGAGATTACTACCAGCACTGCCGCTAACCCGCTTGTCGGAATGAACGTCACTAACGGTATTTTCACCACCGTTAAGGGTGACGACTTCGAGACGAAGGCGAAGATCTTCAACGCCGTCAATGACGCCAAGCCGGTGTCCGACCTGGGCGGTAAGCCGTTCGAGATCGCTGATTTGGTGATCGAGTCCACGGAGTTCGTTAATGAGAAGACCGGTGAGATCGAGCCCGCCGTGCGCACCATCTTTATCACCCCCTCTGGAGACGCGTACCAGGCGTTCTCAGGGCCGATCTTCAACGCCGCCAAGCGTATCCTCACCCTCCTGGGCGAGCCCGCTGCCTGGCCCGCTCCGCTCAAGGTGAGGGTGACTGAGGAGGGGAGCGGCATGAGTCGCTTCTACAAGTTGACGCTGGTCTGACGTCGTCTAGTCGCTGGCTGCTAGAGTCCTCCCCGTCCTCCGTAGGGAGGGCGGGGAGGATTTATCATGAGGTATAGCAAGGATGAACTTGTCGCGTTGCGTAAGGCGGCGATTAAGTCTGAGTCACTGGTGACTCGTAAGATCAAGCGCATGGCTAAAGGGGACTACGGTATCGACATTTCAGGAATGGAATATGATCCTCGAGTAGGCAAGGACGCCATTTCTAGGATGTCAGGTGACCGGCTTAAGAAACTCCTAGAGAAGCAAGCCTATTTCCGCAAAGCACACGTTGGCTACTATAAGGGCGCACGCGGAACCATTGTCACCCGGCAGTCATACCGCAACTACGTTAACTCCGTGCGTAAAATCAACAATAGCGTTGACGCCGAGCAAGCCAAGTACCAGAATATGTTTATCAAGCCGCTGGGGATGACGGTCAAGGAGCGACGCGCGATGATGACGCCAACCCACCCCGTGCACGGTACCGAAGCGTATGACGGTATGAAAAAACTCAAGATCTACTCCCCTACTCAACTCATGGGTACCGAGGGCGCGAAGATGATCGCGCTTCGTAACGATGACATTCGCCGCCAGTACACGAGTAGAGAACTAGTGTCTAAGGCCCGCGGTTACATGAATGACATGATGGACATCGTCGGTGATGAGGAGTTGCGTGGTATGTTCAACTCTCTTTCCGATGAACAGTTCTGGTTTATCTGGGCCTACACAGATTTTCCGAATGAGTTGGCGCTCAAGTACGATGCGATGCAGTTGCAGATGAGGGTGCTTGACGGTTCTAATCAACTCTCAGATGGGATGATTGATTCTGCCATACAGCGCGGTGAACAATCCATCGGTAGGGCGTTGGAGTATTACAAGTATGCCAAGACACTCGATATCTAACGCTAGGTGCGCAGATTTCGAGACGACGACTAATCCCCTAGACTGTCGTGTTTGGTCATGGGGGAGTATGGCGGTCAATGACTACGATGACTATGAGGTTGGATTAGGGGTTGGCGCCTATGTCGCATACCTCATTTCTGCGCATAATGTTACGTTCTTCCACAATCTTGCGTTCGACGGTATATTCATTATTGACCATATTCTCAAGAGTGGATATAAATGGGTTGCTGACAAGCCGGGAAAAGGAGAGTTCTCCACGGTCATTAGCAACATGAATAAGTTCTACTCAATTACCATCATCTCAAAGGATGGGGTTAAGGCGGAACTAAGGGATTCATTAAAGAAAATTCCATTACCCGTTAGGGACGTGCCTAAGGCATTCAACCTTGAGTCTGTTAAGGGAGAAATAGACTATGAGGCTGAACGGCCTATCGGCTACCTGCCAACGGAAGACGAATGGAAATACCTGTACAACGATATCTACATCATGGCTCAAGCCATGCGCGTAGTTCTCGCAAGCGGAATGACTAAACTGACCGTTGGAGCCGATTCACTTGCCGAGTTCAAGTCTCTACACGGGAAAGGTTTCAGCAGAACGTTCCCAACCCTGTCGAAGACAGTAGATGACGATATCAGAGCGGCCTACAGGGGTGGTATCGCCATGCCCGCTAAGCAATGGGTGCACAAGCGTACAGGGCCCGGAATCGTGATTGATAAGAATTCGATGTACCCGTGGGTAATGCGAACGAAACCACTCCCCTACGGACGTCCTTGGTGGTCTGAGACGGAGGATGAGATGGCTGACTTGTACACAGTTTCATTAACGTTTACCGCTAAGTTGAAGAAAGGACACTTGCCTTGCATCCAACTTAAGCGGTCACTTCAATTCAATGCTAATGAATTCCTTGAGGAGGTGAACGAACCTACTACGGTAACTATCACGTCAATTGATCTTGAGTTGTGGATGTCGCAATACGACCTGAAAATTTACGCAATTAGCGGTTACTGGAATTTCAAGGCTATGGACGGTCTCTTTAATGACTACATAGATAAATGGATGGCAGTTAAAGCAAATAGTACCGGAGGAGCAAGGACAATCGCTAAACTACACCTTAACTCATTGTACGGAAAGTTTGCTAAGAATACTGACGTTACCGGCAAGCGTCCATACCTCGATGAGAACGGGACCGTTCAACTTACGATGTGTGACCACGAGGAGAGTAATCCTGTATACACGGCCATGGGCGCTTTCATTACCGCCTATGCCCGGCAGGACCTCATTAACAGCGCTCAAGCGAACTATGACCGGTTCCTGTACTGCGACACGGACTCCCTACACCTCCTGGGTCCCGAGGAACCGGACCTGTACCTACACCCGACGGAACTGGGTGCCTGGAAGGTTGAGCACGACGGTCAGCCGTTCGATGATGCTGTGTTCCTGCGCGCAAAACAGTATTGCGAGAGGTTCGGTGACCATGATGATGTCCACATTGCTGGACTCCCCGCTGAGATTGCTGCCAGAGTTCGACTAGAAGACATGTTGACGGCTCGAACATGGGACGGTAAACTTGTACCCAAGAGAGTTCCTGGAGGAGTGGTACTCTCTAACACAACATTCACACTCAGATAGAGGAGAAGAAAACATGGCACGTGTTAAGGCTGGCTACAAGTCCGTTTCCGTCGTTATCCCCGCGGAGATCGCCGACGCTCTCGATGAGGCTCACTGGTCTCTGCGTCGTGAGGTTCCCGAGATTCTGACGGAGATTGTCACCAAGGGCGTGGAGGAGATTAAGGCGAGCACTGGCAAGTGACCGGGATGTCACCGGCTGAAACCGCCCGGTACTTGATGGGCTGACACCTCCTAGGGCTGTCTGGTCTCTCTCCGCAGTGATATGGTGGGTACGTAAGTACCCACCATATCTTTATGTGCACGGAAAGGTAGATAAATGGGGTTCCTAGATGATATCGGGGGCAAATTCAGTAGCGCCCTTAGCGGTTTGGGAGAGATTCTCGGGTCAGATCATTCCGATACTCTCGATAATCTTTCGAATATCTGGAATGACATGACTGACTTTGCAGGCGGTTTCGATTCTAAGATGAGCGACCTGAATTCGGCGCTTGAGGAGAAGGAGAAGATGATCTCTGACCTCAAGGGTAAGAATTATGATTTGCTCATGGCACAGCCTGGTAGCGACCCGAGTGATGCGGCGAGTAAGATGCCGGGCGAGGACGGTGCCTCCGATTATGATGGCGTCACGTTCGATGACTTGATTTCCACTGACGATTCTGACGATAAGGAGAAGGACTAATGGCACGACGGTATTACGGCAAGGTTCGTAATGCGGACAATGTTAATATCCTTAACGCTATTCGCAATGATGCATCCCTCGATTATCACAAGCGCATTCCGGCTGCATCCAAGGGTAATGTGGCTGACGTTGCGGACGCTATTTTCTCTTACAAGCCGCATAAGAATGAGTTCATTGAGGCCCTCGTGAACCGCATCGGTCTCGTATATGCACGTAACTCGATCTGGTATAACCCGCTTAAGGAGTTTAAGCGCGGTGCCCTTGAGTTCGGTGACAGCATCGAGGAAATTCAGACCGGTATCGTTAAGGCTAATCACTACAGTCATGATCGGGACTACCTTGAGCGAGACATTTTCGCTCGTGCTGACATTGACGTAGCGTCCGCTTTCCATACTGTTGACCGTGAGGACTTTTACAAGATCACGATCGACGACAATACGCTCAAGCGTGCTTTCCTTGACCCGTCAGGTCTTGACCAGATGACTCAGCAGATTATGTCCGCTCCTACTACGTCTGATAACTGGGATGAGTATCTTATGATGACGGCCCTGTTCCGTGTCATGGATAATAACTATCCCATGTTTAACGTGAATGTTCCTGACGTTGCGAAGATGGATTCTACTGAGGGTGAGGCCAAGTCTCTCCTGCGTAAGATTCGCGCTACTGCCGGAAACTTGCAGTTCCTCTCTACGCGTTTCAATGGCGGCAAAATGCCGATTGCAGCGCGTCCTGAAGAGCTTGTCCTGTTCGCCACTCCTGAGGTCAAGTCTGGTCTTGACGTGAACGCTCTGGCTGTTCTGTTCAACGTTTCCTATGCGGACGTCCCTTCTCGAATCGTTGAGATTCGGCAGGAGGACATTGCGATGAACGGTGTTCAGGCATTCCTGACCACCAAAGATTTCTTCGTCATCGCGGATACGTCTCTTGAGACCACGAGCGAGTTTAACCCTATTTCTCGGCAGACTAATTTCTTCCTACACCATTGGGAGATTATCTCCGCTTCCCCGTTCGCACCTATCGTTAAGTTCTCTACCGCCCCCGATACGGCGCGTGACACGATTAATATTGCAGCCAATGTTGCTATTGACCGCGTTCAGTTCGTTATTGACGCTAATGAGACGGACGTTAAGAATGTGGATAAGACGAATGCTCGCATGGTTAAGGGCGGAACGGCCCAGTTGGAGGCTGTTCTGACTGGGCTCAAGGCTGATCAGGAGGACATCGAGTTCACCGAGCAGTGGTCCGTTGAAGGTAATAAGGACAATGGTACTCGCATTGATAACGACGGTTTGCTGTACGTGTCTCCCGATGAGGCCGCTGCGACGCTGACCGTACGCGTCAAGGTGTCGTGGACTGATCCGGTTACCGGGAAGTATGTTGTTAAGACATCCTCTCTGACCGTGGCTACCAGAGATAACGCTGCTGGTCTTGCAGCCTGACTCTCCTTATACTGAAAGGCATCGCCCGCTCTGGGCGGTGCCTTTCTTTATTGGAGGAGTTATGCCTACCGTTAATTCACTACCTAACGGTGCCTCGTTTGGCACACAGTTCGATTATTCAGTGTGGGGACCGGGGACTGAGGTCACACTGTGTAACGTGCCGTGGGATTCAATGTACAGGGATGTGTATTGGTTTGACAGCACAGAGGAGACGATTAAGTACATTCAGGACTACAACCGGAACCGGAATATTCGCACCATCTCAATAAATCACCTCACTTACTGTGCGCAGAACGTGCCGGTAAGGATTAATGTTCCGTTCAGTGAGGCTAATGTCTTCAACTACCTTATTGTCCAGAATGACGCGTTCCCGATCTCTCAGGAGAACAGGGCTACGACTTTCTTTTACTTCGTCCACACTGTGGACTATGTTGCTCCTGAGACTACTCAGTTAACTATTTCTCTTGATGTGTGGCAGACGTACCACAACCGCGTCAAGTTCCGGTCAGCATATATTGAGCGTTCTCATTGTCTGGAACAGAACGCAAAGGTGTTAAGGGAGCATTGGGACTTTGATTTTTTCAAGACTCATTCACGGCTATGGCTCAAACAGCCGGAAAGTTTCTCTCTTGGTGAGAGACAGACCATTTATCGGAGTTGGTTCGGAAATCTTGTGACCGGAAAGGTTAACGACTTTAATCGTCAATTCGACTATGTAGCGGTCATTATTTCTACCACTAATCTCGATGCCGATTTCGGAACTACCGGCAACCCTTCGATGTATGCTGCTACTGGGGCTAATGTGACTAGTACCGTCCCCCATTTGGACGCGTCGTCGCTTAGCCAATCGATTTCTCTCATTTCCGGCGCGTCGTACTACATGTGCTCATTGGCCGATCTTCCCAAGATCATGAAAGAACTGAGTGGTGCTCCGTGGGTGTCGCAGGGAATCCAAGATATCTACTACGTCCCCGCCAACGTTATTGGTGGTGAGACTATTAGTGGTAAGTTGGGTAGTTATGGCTTGAAGCGTATAACGCACAGTTCGAACTTTCAGAATGTAGAAGTGGCGTATGACTTTCATCCGACAAAGCTGCCCGATTTCCTTAAGGCCAATAACAACAATATTAAAGGTAAAAATCTTAGGCGGCTCAAGCGGTTCTTTAAGTTCTACACGTCCCCATACATGCACATTGAATTGTCGTTCAATAACGGGCAGACTCTCACAGTTTCACCTGAGTACCTTAACTGGGGTAAGCGTCTTGAGTTGAGAGTTGAATTTCAGTTGCTTCCGCCGTCACCTCGCATTGTCGCCTATGTAGGCGAGTACAACAGCGACAAAAACGATACAGCGTGGAAGACCGATACTGAGTACGTGAATGAGGCGATGGTTATTGACAATTTCCCGCATGTTCCGGTTGTTAATGACCAGAGCATGATCTGGTACGCTTCCCACGCTCACTCAATTGCGCAGAACCGCAATGCTGCTACGTGGGGGCTCGATAAGTCTACGCGTGCTGCGGACACTTCGTTTGACGCAACCATGCGTGGCATTCGTACTGGTAACGCGATCATGCAGAACAATCTTGGTGCGCAGAACTTGAACACCGCCCTGGCTAATACTGCGCAGATGGCTCACCAGCAAGTGAACAGCGCTAATCGTGCTATTAGCGGCATTGGTGGTGCCGCATCTACGGCGCTGAGTAATCCACTTGGCGGTATTGGCCAGTTGGGTGGGTATGTTCAGGGGCAGATTACGTCTGACATCTCTACTGGTATTGACATTAATGCACGAAACCTTGGTAACGTTATCTCTCAGAACTTGACGCGTGCTAACCAAAGTGAGCAGAACATGCTTACCGGCACTAACGCGGCGGCTAACCGTGACCTTGCTAAATGGGCGTCACAGGGCGACTATCAGCAACAGATCGCAGCAATTAACGCCAGCGTGCGAGATGCGCAGATCACTCCCCCGTCAGTTTCTAGCGCTAGTGGTGGTGATCCGTTTAACTGGATTATGAACGGTGCCCTTGTGTTTGCTAAATTGAAAATGGTGTCTGTTGACGTTATTCGTAGGCAGGGACAGTTCTGGGAGCGTTACGGGTATGCGTGCGATTTCTTCCTCTCTCAGTTACCGCCGCGCCTACAGACGATGGACCGTTTTAGTTACTGGAAGTGCCATGACGTTCGTATCGTCTCCTCTTCGTGCCCTCAAATGTATATCGATACTCTTCGCGGTATCCTTGAGAAAGGTGTGACCGTATGGCATAGTCCTATGTCTGACAGTGAGTTCTATGGTGATGTGTCGCTTGATAATGAGGCGATTATCTGGGACAAGGAAGGGGCCCTCAGGTGAGTAGACCAGATTTCGTTAACGATTACATTTACGCACCGTTTCTTAAGGAAATGGTGTTCGACCCTGGCACTATGCGGAGGGAAATTCTTACGGGAATGTATGCCCGAGTACTCTCCGAAATGTGTATGAACCGATATCACTGGACAGGTCTTCCTGAGGAGATTGACCCCAGGTTCCTTGAGATGTCTCTTTTCTCTCAAGGTCTGTCGGTGTTTTTCTGGGACAACGAATTCAATCGTTATTTCGCATTGCGTGGAGCCGGAATGGGTACTCCCAATATGTACAATAATCCAACAGAATTCATTGTCTATGGGAACACGATGGTCAACAAGACAATGAGGGGAGACGATTGCGTACCGATCTGGAACAACTACCTACGCACCGGGGACACGGACATCGTTGGGGTATATGCGCGCCGCCTAGCGGAGATTGATACGACAACGGAGATTGATCTCATTCATATGCGCATGCCTGTCCTCCTGACGGCTGACACAAATGAGCGCAAGTCCGTTATGGATGCATATAAGCAACTTGCTGAGGGTAAACCAATGATCGCGGAAGTGTCATCGGCTACCGGACTTGGGACGTTGCAGGACAAAATTAGTTCCATATCCACGGGCATCGATAAGGACTATCTCCCTCATGTGATGGAAGCTAAGGTTAAGACCTGGAATGAGGCGCTGACCTTACTTGGGATTATGAATGTCAATAGTTCTAAGAAAGAGCGGATGGTAGTTGAGGAAGCAAGCGGCTCCTCCGGTCAGGTACTTGCCATGCGCGCCGTGAACCTGCAAGCACGCAAGTATGCGTGTGAGTGGATAAACGCTAAGTATGGGTTGAATATTGACGTCACGTGGAACCTCGATGACTCAGCCGGGACTACTGACATGCAGATGTTGAACCCTATGACTGAGATGAATCCTCTTGCTGACCAGGAATCCGCGAACAGCACCGATCTGGGAGGTCCTAATGAGTAATTACACGACAGAACTTAGGAAGATAGATGAGCGTCTGATAGATGACGCACTATCCCATTATCCTATTTTCTCTGAGGAGTATCGCTCAACTCTAAACTCTAAGATCAAAAACCATTTCTGGTTTAATGAGATCGGGCACGAGACCGTTGATATCTTCCTTTTCCAGTTAAAGGTTAAGATGAATGAGATCATGCCTTATTACAATCAGATGTACGAGTCTGAACTAACCAAGCGCGACCCGTTCCTGACCGTACGCATGACGTCCAAAAACTCGAGTACTGGCTCAACTCGTACCAGCGGCGAGACCAGCGAGCAGGGAAGTTCCACGTCATCCACTGACGCCAAGTCCCGGGCAGTCCAGTCCGAAACACCCCAGGTCATGCTCTCCGGCAACGGCGACTACGCGACGGGCGCGGCCGACTCAACGTCCCTGACTGGCGTCAAGTCCTCTAGCACTAGCGGCGGTTCTCAGACAGCCACGTCCTCTAGCGACGGTAGCGGATCTAGTAGTCAGGAGGGGTTCTCGGGCTCTATGGCATCGCTTATCCAGGCCCATCGCGACGCTATTATAAACGTTGATATGATGGTTATAGCCCAACTTGAGTCTTTATTTATGCTCATTTGGACGCCGCCCGTAGACATGATTGGAGATAATTGGTATGGATACTAATGACCCCCGGGTTAGCGCTATTGATGCTGCCCTGTACCGTTTGAGCCCGCCTACTACACCCTATTCAACCCCGTTCACCTACAACAATGGTCTAACAGTCCTTGAAATACTCGAACGTATTCGCAAGGCCGTGATTGACACCATCACCTATGCCGAAGGGTTCGGTAAGGAAGTTGAGGGGATGGTCAAGGAGATTAACCGTATTGCCGAGCAATGGGCTAAGGACTCAAAGAAAAAACTAGACGACTTTGAGTCATTCCTCAACGATTCGCGCAAGAGCACCGATGAGAAGATCAAGGCGATGAACGAACTTATCGAGTCGTTCAAGGCACGCCTTGTAGACGCGCGCTTCGATCGTATCGATGATGGCGATTTCGTTGACGCTCCGATGAAAGATTCCTCCCGAATTCAGGTTGCCACCAAGCAACGAATCGGGAAGATTGACACCGCTATCGAGAAAGTTAAGTCTGACATTCAGAACATCCTCAACAACTACTACACCAAGGCGCAAGCCAATGACCTGTTCCTTGAGGACCCTAAACTTACTGAGGGTGTCGTCTTCGGTTCATCCAACGCCACTATTGAGGCATTTCGATGGACCGAGGGGTTGTGTAGGGATATGGGCGTCAATCCCAATATCTACGCCATTGGAGGTGGCGGTTTCACAAGCACACCTGATAACAATTTCATCACTCAGGTGAACAACGCCCGCTCCCGAATGAGCGACGAGAAGAAACGTGCCACCAAGTATGTCTTCCTCATCGACATGCTGAACGATATCAGGGCACAGAATTCCGTCACCAACCAGGCAGGCACATTCTTCTCGTTGGTTCGTCAGCATTTCCCCAACGCCACTATCTACGTTCTCCCCGTCACGTATAATGAGGCGTCGCTGAATGAGTACGTTCAGATGGCCCGTAGTTGCGTGTCTCGCACCTATGAGGTTATTGCAGCGGGTAAACCGTTCGGCGCTATCGTGTGCGAGGGTTCGAGGTCTTGGCTGCATTTCGGTAAGGAACAGGCTAAGTCATGGGACCAAGGTGTAGATAACGTTCACCTAACAGAGAGCGGGTATCGGCACGTCAAGCAACTGTTCATCAACTGGATCAACGGTGGTCCGTCGTTCCTTAATCCTCCGTCGTTTGACCTGCATACGCTTTCGGCTGGCGCTGTTCAGAAAGACTACAACTATCTGAACTGTGAGCGTCATGACGACTTTGTGAACATTCAGGGCACGTTCAAGATTGGTGCGTCTAACGCAGGATATGACGTTAAGTTAATGGACCTTCCCGGTTGGGCGCGCCCTTACGACGGTGTTATGTCCCCGATTATCGGCAACGATCGTACTTACAAATACATCTATGTTGCTAAGACCGGTGGAATGCATGCTGGTGATATCCTGTCTGCTAACCAGACTTATCAGGTCAATATGACCTACCGCATTTTCTGATACTACATCCTCTCCCTCGCTACGGCGGGGGAGAGGTTTATCTAGGAGTAGCAATGGCATGGGATGAGACAGCAAAGAAAGTAGCAATTAAGGCAATCGGCACGGTTGAGTCGTCAATGCGATACGATTCAATTAACTATAATGACCCAATCACTGTCGGTATTGCGCAGTGGTACGGGCCACGAGCGGCCGACATCATAAAGAAAATGGGTGCCGCTCACGCAACCGAATTCGCAGGAGTAGAACAGTCCTTAAAGGGCGACCTGTCCTCGCACGGTAACAACGGTTGGTGGGAAAACCGGTGGTTAACGCGCGCCGAAGGGAATTCGCTACTCCCCCTGTTGCGCGCAGGAGTTAAGGAACAGGACGCTCAGTTGGTGGCCGATCTGGAAGCGTATTTCCAGGCTGCTAGGAATGTAGGAATCGACCCGAACACTAATACCGATTCGTTCATCTACTGGTGCGTTGCCTATCACCAAGGGCCGAGGTACGCGATTCGTGTTGCTAACAACGTTGGCGGTAACGCTTCGCTGGACGCTTTTCACCACGCTACGCTGAACGACGGTGTGCTAGGGAAGTACCCGAATCGGTACAACCAGGCATACCAGATCATTAAGACCAAGGACACGTCCGGTGTTTCCAGTGCGGGCTCTCCCGGCGCACAGCACCCCGGAAACGGTGGTAGTGGCGGGGCTAACAACGGTGGGTCCAATGCAGGCAGTCTAGGTTCCGTATGGGGTGATGGTAGCGGTCTCCTCCACATGAGCACATCGAATGGGGTGGTGACCGCATACCCTACTGGGAATTCACGTCAGTGGGTTACTGGCGCGAATAAGGTGTCTAGCGGCGGTAGTCCAGCCGCGCCGGGTAACGCGGGTGGTGCGGCGCCTGGTGGTGGCGCTGTTCCTGGGGGTGCCGATGCCGCGTCTAAGCGGTACGCGGTCTATAAATGGATGTATGATCGGCAGTACAAATTCACTTATCTGCAGGCACCTGGCCGCCTCAACCCGGATCAATCTGGGTTCGGGGACTGTTCAAGCACTATCTACCGCGCCTATATGGATACGGTGGGGATTAACCCCGGTACTTGGACCGGTGACCAGTACAATCGTGGTACGGAGGTACTTCGTGGGTATGGTCACCCTACTCCTGCGCAGATTGGGCAGATGACCACAGCGGATATGATTGTCATTAGTTGGGGTGGTGGGTATCCACACACTGACCACGTCGAGATGTATACGGGCGATGGTAGTCATACTATCGGCCACGGAGGTCCTAACAGGGGACCGCATATTAACTCAATCTTTATGCTTGACGACGCTGCGTGGTGGACCGTTCGTCGTCATATCCTGTAGGAGGAGGAATGAACGGAAAAATTACACACTACTACGATTTCAGTCGTATTCGTTCATACGGTGCGCGCTATCTCATGATCGTAGGTAGTCGTGGCACTGGTAAGACGTATGGTGCGAAGAAAATTGCAATAACCAACGCAATTAAGAAAGGCGAGCAATTCATCTATTTGCGCCGTCACCGAGTGGAACAGAAAGGGCGATTCACGTTCTTCGACGATATTGCGCATGAGTTCCCGGGGTATGAGTTCGCCGTGCACGGGAACGATGCTGTCATGCGAATGGAAGGTGATAAGAAATGGGACACCATCGGTTACTTCTCCGTCCTCAGCACGTCTCAGGCCCAGAAATCGACGGCTTACCCGCTGGTCACTACCGTCATTTTTGATGAGTTCATCATCGAGAATCCGCAGATTAGGTACCTTGATGATGAGGTGCGTGTCTTCAATAATTTCTACCTGACTGTTGACCGGTACAAGGACAAGACAACGGTTTTTATGCTCTCCAATTCCGCTAGCATTATGAACCCGTACATGCTCAAGTGGGACCTCAGGCCAAACTCCGAGTTCGTCAAGGCGGGTGACGGGTTTATCGTCTGCCATTTCGCAGATGACACTCAGTTCAGGAATGATGTTGCTAACACACGTTTCGGCAAATTCGTGATGAGTACCGATGAGTCATACGCTGAATATGCTATCAATAATAAGTTCAAGGACAACACTGACGACTTTATCGGAAAGAAAAGTGGTAAGGCCGAATATTATTGCACCATACGCACACGTAACGGTTGCTTCTCCGTCTGGACCGACCTGCCCATGTTCACTATTCAGGAGTACAGACCTAAGAATGAGGTTATGTACTGTATTGACCACAAGGCGATGAAAGAGGGTGACATCTATGTGAAAAGCAATGATCGAATTCTCCAGATGCTGCGCAACCGTTGGAGAAGAGGGCTCATCCTATTTGACTCTCCAAAGTCCCGAAACACATTCACGGAAGTATTCAAATGACATCCCATATTGATATCGGAATAGTCGTAGGGCTAATAACCATATTGGGGGCACTAGTAACACTAGGGAAGTGGAGCTATCGACAATTCAAGGCGATAGACTCTCTCTTAGAGGACTGGCACGGCGAGCCTGCCCGTCCCGGAGTTCCCGGAAGATTAGGGGTGATGGAAAGGTTGGACAGTATTGAGAAGAAAGTTAATTCCGCCGCTTTTAATTCTCGGCCTAATCACGGCACAAGTGCTTATGATGAGCACACCCGCCTACTGAACGAAATTCTAGAAAGGATCAACAATGAATAAGATCATCGAGACAGTCACGTCCCCCACCACCCGTATGTGGTGCTACAACCTCATGATCGCCGTCATGGCCTACCTCACCGTCAAGGGATACCTCCACGGTGACGAATCCGCGGCGCTCACCGCGATCGGCGCCGCATTCTTCGCCGTAGCATCCATTAACACCCCCACCGGAAACAATTATCAGGGAAAGCACGAGGCACAGTAATGGCAACCGCACAGGAATTCATTGACGCATGCGCCGCCGAAGTCGGGTACAGCCGATGGACCGACGAAGACACGGGCACCAAGTACGGACGCGACTACGCCACCCGCCACGGCGCCGTATTCGGACAGACAGGCGTCCCATTCTGCGACATGGGACTAACCTACTGCCTACACAAGATCGGAGTCACCGACTTCGATAGCGCCTACGTCCCCGCCCGCGTAAACATCGCACGAACACGTGGCTGGCTGGTCGAACCCGGCGCCGCCCGCCCCGGCGACATGGTCACCTTCGACTGGCACGACGACGGCGAGGACGACCACATCGGGTGCGTCGAATCCACCGACACCACCGGCGTGAACACCATCGAATTCAACACGTCCGAATACTCCTGGGACGCCGGGGGACTAGTCATGCGCCAGCACCGCCCATGGGCCCATATCAGCCACTGCATCCGCTACCCCTGGACCGACACCGGGGTAGGGTCACTCAACCCACCCACCAGGCGGCTAGAGGACCTACAACGCGCCGTCGGCGCCTACCCCGACGGCGTGATCGGCCCTGACACCAGGCAGCGTATCCTCGCCGTCGTCAGCGCCTCCACATGGGGCGGACAGACCTTCCCCTTCGGCGTGGCATACGCCCAGGAAGTCGTAGGAACCGATCCTGACGGCGTATGGGGTGAGGCCAGTATGGCAGCCCACGACAGGACCGTGGAAGCCATGCAGCGCGCTCTAGGCGTCGATGACGACGGTGTATGGGGCCCAGCCACGCAAGCCGCGTGGCAGGCCCTAGCCGACGTCAGCGAACAGGTCTGAACGCACGCCGAAAGGCCCCGGCCACCCTCCTGGTGGCCGGGGCCCTGCCGTAGGGGAGGAGGACCCCCCCCC